CTTAAGTATTCAAGATTAGTAGTAGTTATACCAGCAAAAATCTGCTGTACTGGTACAACAGTTGGGAGTATTCCACTAATAGGTTCAACGTTTGCTACTCCAGTTACAAAAGTTTTACTAGCTAAAATAGTTAAAGTAACTCCAGAAGCTGAAGCTGTGCAGTCTTTATTTAGAGTAATAGCGTTAGTACCTATTTCACTTATAGTCGCTTCTGTTGGAATACCAGATCCTGTTACAGTAGCCCCTACAAATATATCCGTCATACTACTAACAGAAGCTATAACAGCACTGTTGTTAGTTGTGTTACCAGTAGGAGTTACAGTTTTACTGTCGTCTCCTATTACTAGAACAAATCTTTCTGCGTCACTTCTGTTGTAAACGTAGTACCAAGCTTCATCCCATTTAATAGTTCCAGTTAAATTATTACCAGGAGTACCGTGACCATCATATTTAGTAAGAGTATCAATCTGTTTAAGAGGAACAGTACCTAATCTTTTCTTGAGACCCTCCACCAAATCACAGTTACCGTTCTCAAGAGTTTTAGAGAACCCAGGTAAAACGAAACTAGTTGCTTGTTGGTTGACCCCTTTATTCAATGGGCCAATGACTTGGTTAAAAAGTTCTCTAGACATTAGCGATCAAGAATATCAGGACCAAATGTTGTCTGCACACGACCTCCATATAGATCATCAGGACCACTGATGAAGTTATTATTTTGAGCCATGTCTTCAGTACGCTTTAAAATTTGAAGAGCGTTCTCTTCATCATCTGCTGTGTAGCTTTCTATACTCTGAGAAGTAACAGCCCTATTAGCAAATACTCTACCAGCTCTAATCGTTATATATCTTTTACCTGTTTCAGGTATATCATCCCAAGCTAACTCTTCTACTATTTCTGCAATAAGATCACTCGTTCCACCAGTTAGAGCTACACCTAAGCTTCCTCTTAAATCATAACTATTTGCTACACGATCAAAGAGTTTAATACCACGTAGAACAAACCTCTGTGAAGGGTAAGATAAGGGATTGAAACGAATAGCAAGAGTATTAGAACCAAGAGTAGAATGCCCATTTCCATCTAAAGGTATTTCCTTATATACCATAGTGTTCCAAGACCAACCTGCTCCTTGAACTTCTGTACTTATTTCATCTAATACTCTTTCTGCTAAAGCTGCGTCTCCAGTAAGAGGAGGAGTGAGCTGGTTTAGGGGAGCTTCCCCAATAATTGAAAGAAGAGTATTTACTCCTTGTAGTTTGGTTGTTGCCATATATAAACAAAAGGGGAAACATTACGCCTCCCCTTATTGTATTCGGTTTTCCTAAGTATTTACCAAGGGTTGCCGTCATGAAGTAGCGATACTGCACAATCGGGACGGAGGATACCGTGTCCAACTGCGTAGCTTGCGACCATCATGGTGCTCTGAGTCATTGCTTTGTACTCAGAACCAGTCATCTGCATATTCAGATCCTTAAGAGCAACTGTACCGACTGCTTCTTTGGTGAAGCAAAGTCCGAACAAGTTGGTAAGAGTTGAGGTGTTACCCTGCTCATCTTGCCAATAGTCGTTAGTACCTGCTGCTGCAGTACCGTCAGAACCGTCGTTACCATTGATGTAGTTAGGACGTTCTCCTCTATTAGTAGCTGATTGAGCTGCTGTACCTGAGTAGCTGTTTCCGTAAGAAGCAGAACCAAGGTTGTTAGAGGTCTTGACTGTAAAGCCAGCAACACTAAGAACTCTATTGCTCTTGAATGATCCGTTCTCACCACCGCCTGCGTTCCAGTCAGTGTTGATTGCACGGTCAGAATTGATGACGTCGTAGTAAGCGCCTGGAGATAGGACAACTATGCGTCCATCCTTAGGTGCATCCTTCTCGTCAAGTGCTTGGCAAGCTTTGTAGAGGTTCTCAACAATTAGGTCGCCTCTAGCGTTGCGGTTAGCAGCACCGTTAAGGTCAATACCTGTGTATGAAGTTCCACCAGGAAGCTTACTTAGAACGAATAGACGTTCTCCAACCTTAAGCGCTGCATTAGTACCTGTACCAATAGCACCGATTGGGTTGACAACAATAACAGAAGGAGAAGCGTTAGTTGCGGTAGTTGTAATAACACCGTAAGCACCACTGTCCTCACCATATACAGTTACACCAGCCGCGAAGGTGGCATAGTTAGCCATCTGGCCTGACATGGTGATGTTGTTGCCTGCGATACTTGCAACTGTCACATCAGCAGGAGCTGAAGTTACAGCGTAAGTCTTGTTATCCCAGTCATCAACACGTCCATCAGACTCGGTAGCTGTTAGAAGTGTACGTACTAGACGTTGGTCATAAGCACGGCTGAGAGCCCTGCCTAATTCCTTGGAATAGATTGACCTTACATCCCAATGAAGTTTGGCCTCATCAAGGTCATAGATTGAAGCATCAGCGATAAGTAGATCATCAATAGTGATAATCTTCTCACCGATCATACCTTTGTTACCTTGCCCTGTGATCCAATCACCCGGCCTATGATATCGACTTGAAAAGCGACCCGTAATTGGGAAGCTGGCCGATTTGCCTGAGGATATGGTACGCTTTTGGGTTAGGTCTTTGAAAATTGTTTCTCTATTGAAGACCGTTAGGACTTCTCCAGAAAAGATTTTCAGAAAATTCGCATTCTCTTTTTCGTAGTTACCAGCGGCAGAGTTAGCGTTATATTGAACGCCATTAATACCACCTAACCTAGAGATGCTCGAAAAATCTGGCATCGTTTTTGAAAGATTAAATAAACATTAAGGCTCACGTCACCACTGCTGTTATCTCCTCAGAGGCAACAATATTTACATAAGCTTTCCTAATATTAGCCTATCTAGGTGTTAATACGTCTGATCTAGAAACTTTCTCTTCTACATCCTGTGTGTAAGCAGTGTCGTGTAGGTATCTAGGATCGTTCATAGCAGCTTCTACTTCCTGAACTGAGCGATATACATCAGTGGAGTTGTTAGAGATTCTACCGCCTAATAAAGAAGGCTCTTGCCCTACAGCTTGGTTATAAGCAAAGAACATAGATTGAACAGCGTTCCTAGCTCTTGTGTAGTCTCCGCTATTAACCTCCTCGTTATAAGAATCAATCTCATCCTGATCAAGTTCAGCTTGAGCCCACTCTCTAATAGTTGTTAGGTTCTCAGCACCACCAATAGTTTCTAAGATGGTTGATTCTTCTGCTGCTGGGAGAGATTGCTCTTGTGCATCATCAGGTACTTGGACACCCTCTATATCAGGATCTTCCTCGTAGTACTCCTCTACTTCAGCTTGTGGTTGTTCACCAAGTTTTTTCTCAAGCTCTTGATAAGCCTGTAGAAGATCTTCTGGAGATTTGAACTTACCTCCAATAAGTTCTCCTTCTTGCTCAAATTCTTGTGGGTCTTGACCATCAAGAATAGCTTGGTCCTGCTCGTTATAAGCAGGGGTCTCTTCTGGAAATGCTCCACCCGCTGTATTGACTTCAGGCATTTTTTAACCGATGCGTAATGTTAGATCAGGATACACTGCTACGACTTTTTTTGCTTCAATAGCTTTTATGTATTGTTCAAAAGTTTGAGGCTTCTCTGTCTTAAGTCTCTCAATAAGAACATCAACCTCAGTCTTAGGTTCCTCTCTTACAGGAGGCTCCTTAAGTTCAGGTTCAGTTACCACCACCTTCGGCTTGCTTGGCGACTTCTTGGTCTGTGCGGACTGTGTCATTTTCAGCTTTAAGTAAGGCAGCTTGTTTAGCTGGATCTTGTGAAGGATCCTGTGCCGCTGCTTGTTCTTGTGCCATCATAGCTTGTTGCTGCTCTTCTTCCATCAATTGCTCATCTGATTTGATAAGTTTGTATGTCTCTAAACCATCAGTAGCAGCAAGTCTAGTAATCAGTTCTCTACTATTAACGTACTTAGCCATAGACTCTGGACCCATAGTCTGAGCTAATGTTTGAATGAATTCAATTAACTTAGCCTTATCATTACCCCTTCCTAGGGCATCAAGACCAGTAGTAATACGAGGCGTAACAATATTCTTTGGTAGTCGAGGAAGGCTACCCCTCTTCTCCATTAGTGCCATCTTTCTATTAACTAGTGGAAGTTGTAGTTCTACAGAAAGTATGGAATATACGCCACCCAACCCAGCTTCGAGCTCTTGGGCGACCATTCTGATTTCTTCCGCGGTGACGCGGTCCCGTCCAGAGGCACCAGCTTGAATAGCACTGTTAAGTAAGAAGGAAAAACTAAGTCTTTGTTCTATACGAGCTATGGTTTGCAGAGCTACAGACAGGTCTGCCTGTTTCTGCATTTGAAGCGGTGCTACATCGTTAGGATTGCCCGCAACAATTGAGCCGTTAGCTGCGCGTGCTAAAGCATCTGGACGTGTAGTACCGTTCGGGTTACAAAGGAAAATTATCTTAGCTGCTGCTGCACTACCCTCAACAATTGCTTTAGATAAGTACTCAAGAGACTTAAGATCCCCAAGTAACTCTTCTACATAACTCCTTCCGTAGGCTTCATGGGCAACTCGGAACATCCTGAGAGGAATCCAAGGAGCTTTATCTATAGGTACTGAACCCTTTGGACCTAGAGGTTTTCCATATACCTCTTGATGCCAGTTACATCTGTCTTTGTCGTAATCCCAAGTAACACGGGTGTATAGAAAGACAGTTTTATCTGTGTTTTTACCGTCGTTATTCTTAGGTACTACTCCAGGTGGTAATACTTCAGGACTTACCTCTTCTCTTACTACTACTTCAAGTATGTTTCCTTCTGGATCTCTACTAAGAACAAAAGATTTAAGTGGATATACTCTAGTACCTTGGTCTGTTACATAAAGGAGAGCGTTACCACTAATGATGAGGTGTTTAAGAGCTTCAAACAGAGCAGTCCTATCTCCAGACTCCTCTATATCTCTCATCACTGCTCTCTCCATTAGAGAAAGCTGCTGCTCAAATTCTGATTGTAGTTCTTTATAATCTTCTAGCTCCTTTTGGAGCTTCATATCATCTACAGAAAGCCTAAAAAACGCCTGGTTAGGGGGTAACAAAGCGATCAAAAGTTTACTTGCTAAGTTATTAACACCCCTAGCGCCCAGCCCTTGATAAGTAGTGTTAATTTTTGTGTAGAGATTCTTTCCTGTACTCTTATCGTTCTCAGTAATGAGTGTAGGTAGGGTGTATTTAGCACACTCAACCCCTCGATCTAGATATACAGTTTTCTCTGGCTCAAGGAATAGATACCTACCCTCAGCAGTGGTACCTTCTTTAGCCAAAATTCAATCCTCCTGATGTTGAAGCAGTATCACCACCTCCACCTATACCAAGTCCTGAATCAATACTCAACTTAGTTCTTTCACTTTCAGGTGTACCAGATCTAACTCTTTTACGCTTCTTAACGGGAGCCCCTGCACTTTGCATTCGAGCTACAGAAGCTTGAAGCTGTTGGTTGTGAATAGATAAAGCAGATGAAGCACGGGTTTGTGCCATCTGAGCTTCAGCTTGAGCAGCGGCTCTGTCAGAGGCAGCGGCTGACTGGGCTGTAGCTTCTCTACTAGCAGCTATTTGTGTATTGAACTGTTGCTGACGTTGAGATGCGTCAGCTTGCATCTGTTTAATCTCAGCCTGAGCTGCATCTCTTGCTTGA